CTACTAAACATAATAAAAATAGACAATATTAAATTAAAAGAACGATTAAACAATTAAACAATGGCAAACGAAAAAGTATATGGCAAAGGATTTTATGGTAAGATGCCTAGACAAGGCGCACCTGAATATGTATTAGGTACTTTGAATATCAAGGTAGAAGATGCTATTAAATTCTTAAAAGAAAATGCAAATAGTAGTGGGTATGTAAACTTTGACATATTAAAGCAAAAGAAAGATGAAAACGCTTTGAGCTTAGTATTAAATACATACGAGCCAAAAAGTAATGGTAGTAACTGAACTGCCAAAGCACCAGCTGAACCAACTAAAAGTGAAATAGAGGATGGATTGCCATTTTAAACAAATAAACTAAAAACAAACAAAATGCAAAAAACAAAATTTAAAGTAGGTGATGAAGTGTGGGATAGTGTGAATTGTAATAGATTAAAAAGTACTATATTTGATTATGGCTCAAAATAGATTAAGTGATGGCAAAAATAAAATTTAAAGATATAAAACCTGATAGCAGGAATACAAACAAGCACACCGAGTATGGTATGCACACACTAGATAATTCACTAGAACAAGTAGGAATTATTGAAAGTGTAACTATAAGCAACGATAATGTAATTATAAGCGGAAATGCTAGGCACGAGAAAATAGGGCAAAAATTCACAAATGATGCTATTATAGTAGAAACAGATGGAACTACTCCAGTTGTAATAAAAAGAACGGATATTGAAAGCGGTACAAAAGAATTTCATAAGGCTTCGATACTTGCAAATACAGTAGCACAAAAAAATCAAAACATTGATGTTGAATTAGTAGAAGTACTTGCAGATGAGTTTGAGTTTGAAGTTAGTGAGGTTTTTGTGGAGGTATTGGAGGAAAAGGACTATTCAGATAAAAACAAAGAATTTGATGCAAACGATTTTGAAAACCAAAATTACACAATCAAATTAGAATTTACAGAAGAAGATTATAATTTCGTAAAAGACAAATTACAGCAACTCGGACAAAGTCCTGAAAAAACATTATACGATGCACTTGTTTCCCTATAAATGGAATTTAGCAGATGGCTATCCTTCAAAAGGAATACCTAAAAACGATTATAATGTTTTTGGAACTTTCATTTGTGGTGGTGGCTCTACTATGGGTTATAAATTAGCAGGGTTTAATCATTTAGGGGGTGTTGAAATAGACCCTAAAATTGCAAAGGTTTATCAATTAAACCATAAACCAAAACATTTATTTTTAGAAGATATAAGAGAATTTGTAAAGCGTTCCGATATACCTCAAGAACTTTATAATTTGGATTTATTAGATGGTTCTCCACCTTGTTCAAGTTTTTCAATGGCTGGAAATCGTGAAAAAGATTGGGGCAAAAAAAAGGTATTTAAAGAGGGTCAAGCCGAACAAGTTTTAGACGATTTGTTTTTTGAATACATAGCACTTGCAAAGAAATTACAACCTAAAATAGTATTAGCTGAAAACGTAAAAGGATTAATTCAAGGTAACGCTAAACTTTATGTAAAAAAGATATTTAAAGCATTTGATGAAGCAGGGTATAATGTACAATTGTTTTTACTTAATGCAGCATCTATGGGAGTACCTCAAAAACGTGAACGTGTGTTTTTTATTTGTCAAAGAAAGGATTTGAATTTACCTAAATTGAAATTGGAGTTTAGTGAGGACGCAATACCTTTTGGATTAATAGATGAAGGATTAAATGTAAAAAGAAAAGAAATAAGAGATGGAATAAAAGATTATGCTGAAATTTGTCCTATGGGTAAAAGTGTTTCAAGTGTACACCCTAAAGGGCATTATTTTGGAACTTACAAACAACACCCAAAAGAAATAAGCAATACTTTAATTGCTGATAGTGGTGGCGGTATTCATTTGCATAGTAGCGGAAAAGGTTATTTAACTGATAACGAATATATCCAAATAGGCACTTACCCACTCGATTACGACTTTCAAGATGTAGAACCAAAATATTTAATTGGTATGAGTGTACCTCCAGTAATGACCGCACAAATAGCTAATCAAATAAAACTACAATGGTTAGATAAATTAATATAAATGCCAAAACTAAGTAAAACAGATGGAGTAGAATTAATAATTCGATAAAACCATGTAAAAACGATATAAAATGCCAAAAGGAGAAAATTTAAAAGGTAAAGGTGGTAAGTTATTCAGTAGCACAAATCAACCACCAAATGAAGCTAAAAGAGTTCCTAAAAGAATAACTAGGTTTAAAGATGCTTTAAATCACTTTGGAGAAGTAGTCAAAAGTAATGTTGGAGGTACTGAATTAACACTAGAAAGCAATATCGCTTATGTATTAATGGATAAGGCAAATAAAGGCGACTTACAAGCAATAAAACTACTAATTGATGTATTCGGGTGGAATGCTTCTACAAAACAAGACATCACAATTAACAAAGGTGCAGATGATTTATTCATTGAGGAATAATGCAGAAATTCAAGATAAAACGAGAATGGTATAGTGAACATTTCAAATCCTTCCTACAATCTAAAAATAGGTATCAAATACTATGGGGTGGTCGAGGTGGTGGTAAAACACATAATATTATACTTAAACTTATTGCAATATCATTTCTACAAGAGTATAATCATATAGTATATGTCAATAAGGTATTTGGTGACATAAGAAAAAATCAATTCAAAGATATAATTAAAGTATTAAAAGCACTTGGACTTACTAAGTACTTTAGTATTAATAAAACAAATTATGGCTTTAAGAACCTAATAACAGGTACTGAATTTACTGCACTCGGAATGGATAATGCAGAAAATACCAAAGGACTTTCAGACCCTACTATTATATGGTGGGATGAAATAAACAAAGGTAGTCAAGATGACTTTACTACTTTGAATGCACTTTTAAGAACTCCATTAAATAAAAATCATCAATTTATAATTAGCTTTAATCCAGTAGATGTCAATAGTTGGTTAAGAACTTATTTCTTTGATGAAAATAATGATAGTAAAATAAAAATAGACTTCTTAGATTCTTATGTTAATCATTCTACATTTGCCAATAACGAATTTATAGATAGAGAAAAATATGAGGAAACTTTAAGGCTCAATTATTCACATAATCAAAATTTACTCGATGTCAATTTATATGGTAAGTGGGGTAAAGCTGAAGTAGATAAACCATTTATACCTACATTCAGAAAAGAAAAGCACGTAAAAGATTGTGAATATAATAACGGAACTATATATCTATCATTTGACTTTAATGTCAACCCTATGACTTGTATTGCAGGGCAATTACAAGGCAATAAGATTGTAGTAATTGAAGAGTTTGTTTTACGTGATAGTGATATTTACGAACTATGCGACCATATAAGAATGAGACTGCCAAAGTCTAATAATATAATGGTAACAGGTGATGCCACAGGCAAAAATAGACAAGCAATTAGTAAAGGTGGAATAACTTATTATCAAGTGATTGCTGATAAGTTAAAATTATCTGGTTATCAATTTGTAATACCTAGTGTTAATCATTCTAATTTGAATAGTAGGGAGTTAATTAGCAGGGCGTTCCATACTGATTTGTGCTTTATAAATCCGAATTGTAAACTTATGATAAATGACTTGACTTATTGTGAAGTGGGTAGTGATGGTAAGTTATTAAAGAAAACTACAGGCACAGGCTCTGAACTCTCACACTTAATGGATTGCTTGAAGTATCTTTTAATTAATAATTTTAAAGATAAGTTAGATTTTAATTAATAGACTTTAAAATTTGCATAAATCAAAAAATTTACTATATTTAAAAGTATGGCAAATGAGAATGTAGTTTTAAAAGTTTTATTCGATACATCGGAAGCAGTACCAAGCGCAAAGAACCTTGATAAGGTTATGCAAAACACTACTAAAGCTACTGATGAACTTAATCTATCATTAAACACAACACAAAAAGAACTATCTGAATTTGATAAGAATATCAAAGGTGGTGCGGATGGTTTAAAAAACTTAGCACAGGCTAAAAAGCAATTCAATGACATTTCTATTGCATCAAGTACTAAGGAAGTAAAAGAATTAGCAAATGAGCTTCAAAACGTCTTAATGAAAGATAAGGAGTTTATGAAAGTAGCAGGTGAAGTCGCAAAGGCAGTTGAAAAGGGTGCAATAAGTAATGCACAGGCTTTTGAAATCTTAGAAGATGCAATTAATAAAGGGGTTAATAGTGCAACTGAATTAGGCAAAAGAACGGAAGAAATGACCGTTAAAACTAAGTCTTTCCGTACGGAAATGAATGAGTTAAAAAACTTAATTAATAGTGGTAAATTAACAGGTGATGAGTTAGTTATAGCAAAGCAAAGATTAGTTGAAATGACTAAGACTGCAAATGATACCAATAAAGAAATAAAATTACTAAGTAGTGATACTAAGCTATTATCTACTGCGATGTCTGGTCTTAGTTTAGGTGTTGGGATATTTGCATCATTGCAAGGTGCTTCTGCTCTATTTGGAGTTGAAAATGACAAAGTGCAACAAGCATTGTTAAAGGTTAATGGTGCTATGGCTGTGCTTCAAGGATTAGAACAAGTCCAAAACGCATTAAAAAAAGATAGTATATTTTTAATAGGTGCGCAATCATTAGCACTAGAATTATATACTTTTGTTGTTGGAGCTAGTACAGGAGCTATGAAGTTGTTTAGAATAGCTTTAGCGGCGACAGGTATAGGATTAGCAGTTATAGCTATAGCTACTTTAATAGCTAATTACGATAAATTAAAAAAAGCAGTTGAAGAAAATTCAGAGGGTTTCCAAAA